TCATTGACATAGTATTTAAGCGTATTGGGCCTTCTGCCTCTTTCAATGCGGTATTTGGTGCCATCTTTGACAAAATCCAGTGTAACCAACATGCCTTTGCCATTGGTTTTGTTGATCAGATTGTCTTTGCGAATATTGGTTAATGCATTTCCGTATATAGCATAACTGAGTGCATTTATAATAGTAGTCTTGCCTGTGCCGTTACGACTGCCATCTCCACCTAAGTCTACATTGTTTCCAAGCACAAGTGTTAGTCCATTGTCAGTAAAACGCACAGCTTGTGTAACGTTACCAACACTCATGAAGTTTTTAACGGTTAAATCTTTTATTGTTATCATAGATTGTTATATATTTCCACTAGCAATTTTTTATCTATTAGGTCGCTGTCCACAGCATTCAAACTATTATACACTATTTGGTCTACATTTTCAACTTCCATGTCGTCCACTACTCGCCAGTCTTGTGCATGTTCTTCTTTCTTAGTAGGCATAAGTGTTATCTCTCTAACACCATATTGTTGACTGAATGTTTCTTTTATAAAGCTGGCTTCTTCATAACTGATTGCAATATCCAGTGTAGCTCTACAGTAAGTTTTATCATTGAGTATGACATCTGGTTCGTCTATTAATCTACTCAATGGAACAGTTCTGTATCTTGGTCCTGCAAAGTCCACATACTCAGGCTTACCTCCCCATTCTAGTATCATCATACCACGCTCATCATCCCAAGCATCAGCATAATTGTGTGGGAAAGGGCTACCCAAATAATGTACATTTCCTTTGTTTTGACGTTTATGAAAGTGCCCAGTAAACACATACTCAGGACCTTGCAAGTGTTCAGCATTAAGCCCGCCGTGGTCTGGCATCTCTACCATAGCATTCATTTTAAAATAAGGAAGTTCAAAGTGTCCAAACATGTAACGACATTTGGTTTTGCTTACTTGTGTCCATTCATCACCGACTAACCAAGGTACAAGTGCTACATCATCTTTTAGCAGTGTTTGTTCATTCACAAGATGCACATTATCAAACAGTTCTGCATATGGCAGACTGTTATAGTCACGTTTTTCTCTGTAGTATAAATCGTGATTGCCAGTAATCATATACACTTGTTCAAATGCATTACTGAGCTTTGCTACATTTTCTACGCTATAGTTGAGTGTACTTACATTAACACTGGCTCTGTGATGATGCCAATCGCCTAAGAATATACAAGTTTCACAGTTGTTGGCTTTTGCTTGCTCTACAAACCAATCCACAAACTCTGCACAATCACGATTGTGTTGTTTGCTGTTGTTTTTGTTTCCAAAGTGTATATCCGTAAAGCAGGCAACACGATTAAAGAATGTCATGGTTATCCAATTCAGTTTAAACTTTTATACAGTATAGTTTCATAACTGTACCTTGTCAATACCTAAACGTTGTATCCATGTTCTTTGCGTTCTTTATCAGCTTTTTCGTCCCATTTAGCTCTTTCAGCCATTTCATGTTCTATTTGTCTAGTCCAACTTGGCATCTGTCCAGCTTCTTGCAATAGGTCATCTCTGATGTTTTGGTTACGTTTCTCTAAGTTCAGCACTCTTGTAAAACTATTGGTTACGGCGGCTGTGTAGTATGCAAATGGATTCTCACTTTTAAGTTCATTAAACTGCAATCCAATTTGACTTAATTGTAGCAACGCATGACTACGCATTTCGTCTACATAGGTGTATCCTCTCCAGTTGCTACGCATACTGTATCTTTCGCATAATTTTATAAACATCTTTGCAAGATTTGGAGTAATTGCACCATGTTGTGTATTAAATTTTCCGTTATCTAGTCCACCTTCCCAATGACTACGCAGACATTCTTTGAGTTGACCATTCATATATGCAAAGTGTTTGAAAGGCGGAAAATTACATTTACTATGATGATCTGCTACAGTTTTAGGTTTATTCTTTCTACCAGGCTCCAATGGCACATGTTCATATGTCATTAACCTAAATACTAAACTTTCTTCATCGATAGTTTCCGGATCTACTTTAAAATTTATTTGTTTTGGTTTCTGACTTTGTTTTCTACTGTCGCTGTCATACCATTCAATATAGGCTTTTTCATATGCTTGAGTACTTAACTGTCTAGCTCTGTTTTCTTTTGCTGTTTGAATAACTTCAGGATTTTGAATATCATCCATTGATTCAACTATCGTATCAAATCTTTCGTATTCTTCATCTAGTACATAGCAATAGCTTAACTTACTTCGATGTATTTCTTTAAGCATATCTTTGTTGTTTAAGTAATTTTGTTTCCTCATCATAATTCCTTGTTCTAAAAGTAGTATACACAGTATTTCTAACAATGTCAATAACTACATACATAATTATCCTATAAATACAACTATAGGAGATACCCATGAGAATATCGCAGTTGACAGAAGATATAGCAAAAGATGTTGCTGTATTTTATGGTGGTCGTTTTCAGCCTATGCATAAAGGTCATCATAAAGTGTATATGGATCTAGTAGAGCAGTTTGGCTCCGCTAACGTATTTATTGCAACTACAGTTAGCAAAACTGCAACACCAGAACGTGATCCATTTACGTTTGATGAAAAGCGTATGATAATGAACGAAATGTTTAACATACCATTGAACAACGTAGTGCAAACACAGCCATATAGACCTGATGTAAAACTCACAGGCAAAAATCCAGACGATACTGCGGTTATACTAGTTTTTAGTGCCAAAGATGCTGGCAGACTCAAACGTGGTGGTTTCCTCAGAGATTATGTACCGGGTGCTGAAATGGTGCCTAGTGACCAAGGAGCATATATTCTCGAAGTTGGAATACAAGAAGGTGGTATGAGTGCTACTGATTTTAGAACAGCAATGAAAAATGACAGCTTAAATGACAATCAAAAGATGATGATTTTCAGAGAATTTTTTGGCACTATTGAGCCCAAAACATACGAATTTATAAGGGATAAACTTAATGACAGTGTTAGCTAAAAATCGTGTTAAATTGCTCTTAAAAAGGAATGCACCTTCAATATATTTGCAAGGACCTGCATCTCCACTTAACACAGAACGTGGCATTATGTTTCCAATACAACCAGATATTACATATTCACAAAGTGTAGCATATACACCGTATGACCTGACACACACAAATTATACTTTCAATGCTTATAGAAACACACCCAGTCCAGACATACAGTTGACAGCTCAGTTTGCCAGTGTAACAGATGAAGAAGCAAGATATACATATGCAGTGTTGCATTTTTTAAGAAGTATATCTAAGATGTTTTTTGGTAAAGAACAAAGTAATCCAGTTGCAGGCACACCTCCTCCAGTGTTAGAGTTTAGTGCGTTTGGCACACAGCAATTTAATAGAATACCTGTTGTTGTAAGTCAATTTTCAACAACATATGACAGTAATGTAGACTTAAAATTATTCGATGGTGATACACAAATACCAGTGTTTATGAATATGTTTATTCAACTTACTGTACAACAAAATCCAGATAGACAAAAGAATAACTTTACAACAAATGACTTCATATCTGGAAAGTTATATCAGGATGGATTTATTTAATGGCAAGAAAATATGACAACAAAAGCAACTATGCACAGACGGAAACAAATAGAAAATTTCTTGATATCTATAATCCTCCACTGACAAGTGATACACTTGATCAAAGGACTACAACAATTCTAGTACAACCAAAGTACAACAGGCGTCCAGACTTACTTGCATTTGATTTATATGGAAGTGCAAGACTGTGGTGGGTATTTGCTCATTACAATAGAGACATACTAGTTGACCCAATTATGGATTTTATTTCAGGAACCAAAATAGTCGCACCTAAGACTTTTCAAGCCACAGGAAACTCCTAATGGTACAATTTTACGAAGACAATGTTCTCAATAAGTGGGACAATGTAACTTATAATTGGACCATGTATATGATGCGTCCTGACGATGTCTTTTTGTATGATAAAGTAAAAACAACTAATAGAGTAAAAATTATTGCACAATCAGGTGTAGAGTCTGAAATAAACATTGCTAGTGTTACGCATGATATGAAACTAAGTTTCAACAAGACAGCACCAGACAGAGAAGCTGTTGGTAATGTATTCAGCATACAATTAACAGAACCACAGGGTGCAACTCTTTATACAAGAATCTTCAAAGCGGCACAAGATTTGGGCATACCTAATCATCTTAAAGCATGTTATCTTTTGGAGTTAAGATTTTTAGGATACGATGTTGATGGCAAACCTGTAAATGATATTACAGAGCCTTATCATTATGTAACAAATATGACTGCATTGGATTTCAATTATTCTGAGGGTGCAACACAATACAGAGCTGATTTAGTAGAAACAACATTAGATGCATTTAAAAGATTGATACTACACATTAAAGAAGATATCAATATTACAGCAAGTACATATGGTGAGTATTTGCAAAACTTAGAAAAAATTGTAAATGAACAAGAAGAGAAGCAAGTTATTTTAAGTTCTGCAAGAACTTATGCTCATGTATACAAGCTAGGATTAGGAGAAAGAGCACAAGATTGGGCTTCGTGGGGTTTTGGAACAGGAGCAAATAGCAACGGTGAAACAAAAGATCTTTCCAGTGTTAGTATTACTGGCGAAGGAACATTGGTTTTCAATGTAAAACAAGGTACTAGTTTATCGGATCTTATGATTATTGGACTTATGCAAACTGATAAGTTCAGAAGATTACCAACTGATGAAGGAGGATTTCACAAAGAAAACGCTGATGATCCAGAAGCTAAGGCTGAAACTTTTGCAGACATTAGTAAATGGTTTGCATTTGATACTGAGATATCATATGATGTTTATGATACTATCGCAAGAGATTATGCAAAAACTATTAACTATAATATAATGTCTATTGCAGTGCCTGAACTACATCATGACGTACTTGCTTATGAAAAACTTATTAGAAGTAATCCTACGCAAACCAAAAGACTTAAAAATATAATCAATAAACAACTATTAAAAAAGCGTTTTGATTATACATACACAGGACTTAACACAGAAGTATTAGGATTAGACATTTATCTTAATAATACATACTATCAAATCCAAGCACTTAATCAAGGTGGTGGAAGATTCGCTGGACAAGCCTTTGAGGGACAAGGCGGACCTGATAATGAATACAACAGAGTAAAAGCAAGTATTCAGGACTTGAATAATAAAATTCAAGGGTCTAAAGATGAATTAGCATCAGTTAATCAACAGTTACAAAACATTAACTCAGGAAATATTACAGGACCTGAAAGTAATAGTGTTGATTTAATTGTCAAAAAAGTACAAACTCTGAACGATAGAAGAGAACAACTTGAAACATCAATTAGACAAGATGAAGCGGCTAGAGATATCCTAATAGAAAAAGCAAGACCTTTACAGCAAGCAGAACGTAATCGTGTACGTCCAGGAGTTAATAGTATAACAGGTGGAAGATATCTAACACAAAGTGAACTGCTTAAAATAAATCCAGATGATGAAGAAAAAATTTATCCCCTTACACATGATATTACTAATATCAATAGTAAAGCAACAAATGGACCAGACGAGAAAGATACAAGTGGTGCAGTATTTTTAGGAGCAGTGGAACTAAATTTAAATTCTTTAGGTGATCTTGCTCAACAACAAATAAGCATTAAAGGAGATCCTTATTGGTTAGGTAGACCAAAAAGTAGAAAAGCAACTGAGTTCGGAGCCAACTACACAAGAGGTGGTGTTAGTTATTTTTTAAATTTAAATTTTCCTACCTATCCTAATCCAGATACTGGCTTGATGCAGATACCTGAAGCCAACTATGGAATAGTTGGAGTTTATAGAGTTTATCATGTGATCGCTAGTTATCAGGAAGGACAATTTACTATGACATTGGAGGCTTTTAGAGATACTAACACAAATGTTGGAATGATGTGGAAATATCTTAGCACAGGCGAAATTGATCTCTCAGATGTTAAAAAAGGCGAACCATTAAAACTACCTGAAGATCAAGGAGAAGGTGAACAAGAAGGCAATGAATTAGATGGAATTACTGGACCTGAGCTGATTGAAGAAGGACTTACAGATGGTGATGTTACTAATCCAACAGTAACAGAACTACAACTTACAAACGGAGCAAGAAGAAATCTTCCCATCAAATCAAAACTTAAAAATATATTACAATCAGCCGCTGATGCAACCGGACTTAATGTTGAAGTTTTTAGTGGCGGAATGGCTACTCAAATTGTTGGTACAAAAAGACACAAGGATGGTACTGCGGCTGATGTAAATTTAAGAACAGCGGACGGAACTTTATTAACATTGGATAATCCGGATCATGTAGGAATGATTCAAAATTTCCTTAAGAAAGCAAAAGATTTTGGTGCTACAGGAATTGGAGCAGGAAATGGTTATATGGGCAACGACGGATTTCATATTGACATTGCTAAAGAATTTGGAAATACTGGTCCTAATAGCAGTGACTATTGGGGAGGACCAACAGCAAGGAGCCATCTAGCTCCTGAATTTTTAAAAGATATTATGACAGGATAAAAAATGGTACAATATACAGGATCAAATAGCATATCATCAGGTGTTCCGACTCAATACAAATCTGAACTAAGTGTAGATGGTGTATCCAAACAAACAGGACTTTATCTAGCAAAAGTTGTAGACACAGTTGATGATCGTTATGAAGGATTTATATATGTAGAGATAATTGGTGATGGATACTTAGGTGATCCTACTACAAAAGCCAGTAGACATGAATACACAAGAGTAAGACGTGCTTCACCATACGGAGGTAGCTATCAGTTTGCAAATGCAACCAATACTTATGGTATGAGTTGTCACCCGCCAGCACCGGGTTCGCAAGTATTAATAGCCATGCCTGCAAACAGTCCAGTTGGCATAATGCTAGGAGTTTTACCTGATGTAACTAGAAATGCTAGTTTTCCAACTAATCCTGGAGCTTTTGTTGATAGTGAAAATGATGTTGTTGGTCCTACACAAGATCCTAGTGTAAAAAAAGCACAAGACAAAAACAAGAGACCAAGAGCAAGCACTGATACAATTAGAAACGAAAGAGGACAAGAACACGGAGACAAGTGGTCAGCCAATGGCGAAGCTATCACTGGACAAGGTATAGGATTAGATAGTGTTAGAGGACTTAGTAGCAGTAGTGCAAGAAGAGAATCGCCAACTAATGTTTTTGGATTTAATACTCCTGGTGGACATAGTTTTGTAATGGATGATGGAACATTACCCAATAGCGATACATGTTTAACACCAGATAAAGCTAGAAAAGGAGGATTAAGTAATCTTGTTAGATTAGGTAGTGCCGGAGGTGCTCAAGTATTGATGCATGATGGCGCTGGTATAATTTATATTATAAGTCAAACTGGTAAAACATGGATACAACTAGGCAGTGATGGAAAGCTGGATATATATTCAGGAGATCAAATTAGTATGCATACAGAAACAGATTTCAATCTATATTGTGGTGGAGACATCAACATGGATGCTGATAACATCAATATGAAGGCAAGAGGATCAGATGGTATTAGTATGGAAAGCAGTGCCGGTGAATTCAATTTGCACAGTGCAAAAGATATCAAACTTACTACAGATTTGAACGGACACATCAAAGCAGTAGGAAATATTAGGATTAGCACAGATGGATTGATTGACCTAAACGGTCCACAAGCCACTGCGGCTACAAAAACAGTTGCCAAGAGTCATCCAACAAATAGAACTGTAAAAGAAAGTATTAATCCAAGAGTACCTGAAGCTGAACCTTGGGGAGGACATGCAGAAGAACAAGAAATGTTACCGCAAGTAGCAAGTGCAGACGATCAATTTACAGCTCAAGATATAGATATGTCACAGATTACAAATAGACAACAACCAAATGCAGATAACATAAGTGTTGAAAAGAAACCCACTACTAATCCGAGAAAGCCGCAACTATGACCAGTCATGTAGAAGATAGATTTAAAAGGGTTTGGGACGACTTTACAGTCAAAGACACAGACAACTATCTAACAAGTTTAAGTGTATCAACTACAACCTCGAGTGACACTGCAAAAATTATTGCTTTGAGTTTTTTTGCAAATTACAGTGGTTATGACGGAACAGCATACGGAGAAGGTGAGTACAATATAGGATTAACGGAACAACAAGCATTTGATAATTGGCAAGAAGAATACAACAGACAAGAAGGCCTAGCAAAAAAACAAATGATGTCAAACGGAGTAGGTTCATTGCCTCAGTGTGTTTATGATGCAATTATTTTATATCATTGGGCCACAGGAAAATTATTTGAAGTAGTTAGTGGTAATATAACCTATAATTTATTAACTGCATTACAAGACTCAGATCATGACACCAGTGCAGATATGATCAGTAACAGTTCTATTAATCCTCAAATTTGTGTACAATTATCCAGTTTGTTGCGTTTAGCTGATTATGGAAAACCTAAACCTCGTAGTTGGTATAGGAGTAATGGTATTTTCAAAATGCGAGATTACAATCAGCGAGGCACAATGAGTAATGATCAGATTAGTAGAGCTAGATATGCCTATTATGCCGAAACACTTAAATTTTTACCATTTACACCTGAAGGTAGAAAAAGACAACTGGTAAAAGAGTACGAAAGCACTCTGATAATACAAAATTTTGTTTTTGATGGTACAAATACTGTGTTTACACTAGAGAAAGCACCAAGTATGAGTCCAAGTCAAAAATTAGAAGTTTTGATTAATGAAAATATACAACAAACCTTTTATGACTTTTTAGTTGAAGGCACAACACTAACAATTAAAAAGAGCATGAATGCTGGAGATATTATAAAAACAACAATTAAAATATAAACTGAGTATTTAATTTTACCATAAATAATAGTATGGTAAC